TGGGTGTTGGCGATCAAATACTGCTAACTTTTAGAAGCGCTGCGGCCACGGCAACTACCCTGACAGGCCCGACAACAGGTGCGGTAGGTTCCCCATCCAGTAACTTCACGGTTGGCGCTAACGGCCCAATCACGGGTACCGTCATCGTCACACCAAGCAGCGGCGGTGCTGGCGGTACGTTCACACCTACCACGGTCAGCATCAGTAGCGGCTCACCCACCGGCACGTTCACCTACACCGGCCCAACCAACGGCGTGCAGGCAATCAGCACCACCAACAACGGTAGCCTGACCAACCCCACGCCGATCAACTATTTCTCCGTTGCAGCACCATCGACGCTGACCATGAATGGCGGTATAGCTTTTGGTGCTATCGCGGACGGAGCTATCGCTGGTAGTGCAGCGGTATCTGGTGGCGGGGGCACGACCTATAACGACACCCTGACCGAATCGGTGGCGACTGCAGCCACGATATCTGCGATCGCCACGTTTGCCAGTGCGATGTCCGAGGCGATCACTGCGCTGGATACCGATGCGTCAACGTTGGTTTTTGGCAACACTTTGGCAGAGTCAACCACGGTTACGGATGCCTATACCGGCACGGTAGTGGGCGGCGGCACAACCTACAACGACACGCTGACCGAATCGGTGGCGGCAGCAGATGCGCTGGCTGCAGCGGCAACTTTCCTGAATGCGGTAGCAGAGTCCATCGCTGCTTCCGACACGGTGGTATCCGTGGTGACGCTAGTCAATGCGCTCGCGGAGTCCGTAGCCACCAGTGACAGTACCACCGCAGCGGCAACTTTCCCCAACACCGTGGCAGAGTCTGTGGCGACCGCCGATACCGAGACTGTGCAGTTCGTTGCCAACAATGCCTTAGCAGAGTCCGTGGCGACCGCTGACAGCAGCACAACAACCTATACCGCTGGAACCACGCTGACCGAATCGGTCATTTCCGGTGATAGCCTGACAAGCACACAGGTGTTCAACTCCACCCTGTCAGAAGCGGTAACCCCGGCGGATACAGACGGCAGTGCGCAGGTGTTTGTCCTGACGTTGAGCGAGTCCACGACCTTACTGGATTCTTACACTGGCACCATCGCGGGCGGGCCCGCCACCTACAACGACACGCTTGCAGAATCCTTGACAATGGCCGATGCGTTGATCGCGTCCCAAGTGTTTGTAAGTTTGCTGTCAGAAAGCATCGCCGCCTCGGATACCAACACCGCTGCCGCGACATTCATCAACACGCTGGCCGAGAGCATTGCGCTGGCGGATGGGTCCACAGCCAACTTCATTGCGGTCAATACGCTGGCCGAAGCCATTGCGGTAGCTGACGCGCTGGGCGCTGGGCAGGTGATGATCACCACGATCGCCGAGCAGGTGGTCATGGCGGCGACTTACACGTCTTCGGGTGGTGGCGGCACGATCGTCTGGCCAGACCCGTCAACGGTGCTGTTGGGTGTGCAGTACGGCCCAACCGGTACGGAATACACCGGCACCTACGTTGATGCAATCCGCTACGAATTGACGACCGGACGGCTTGTTAAGCCGCTGGGAACCAAGCTATCAATTTTGCTTTAGGTGCGCTAAACTACAGACATGAGCCCCGCCCAAGCATTCGTTATACCGCCTCTTGTTCTAATGCACTGGAACTTGATGCCGCTGGGGGCGATTATTGGATTGATTATGTGCATCCAACACTACCGGAGTAAACATCATGGGCGCTAAAGAAATTATGGAAGCCATCGGCAAAAAGCTGTCGGGCGGCATGGCGGGTTCCGCTGCGGATGATTTGAAAAAGCGCCCGAAGAAAATTGACGATGCCATCAATGATGCAGTCAATGGAACCTCCCCCGCCCCGCAGTCTGCTGCGTCAAGTTCCGGAACAGACTATCCGCAAAATCCTGCCGGTGTTAAGTTCAAAGCCGGCGGCATGGTTGCCAAGAAGTCACAGTCCGTCCCCCCTGAGAATTTCCCGACCAAGGCCCAGACCAACGGCTACAAAGCCGGCGGTATGGTTCGTCGCGGCTACGGCAAAGCCCGGGGCGCGTAATGTCTACGCGAGGCTGGGGCATCGCGCGCAAGCGGGGCTTCGCTTCCGGGGGATTCAACACGTTTGAAGACCCTGCACCGACCAAAGCCCCCGAGGTGAATGCCAAGCCGGAGTTCACCACACAGCGCGTCAACCGACCCAAGACGCATCACACACCGACCAACGCGGTCAACCTGCCACACACGCAACGTAAGCCGTGGCAAAAGCTGGAGTAGAGCATGCAAAAGTACCGTGACACGGTGGTCAACTCGCTGGGGCGTCCCGTGGTTGGGGCGACCGTCACGGTTACCCAATACCCTTCTGGCACTGCTGCCGCGATCTATTCAGACAACGGCGTCACGCTCATATCCGGAAACACAATCCTCACCGACTCGTACGGTGCATTTTCGTTCTACGCTGCGGATGGGCACTATAGTCTAACGTTTTCTGGTGTGGGTGTGTCCACCACTTCGGTTACAGACATATTGCTGGAAGACCCGGCCGCAGCCAACCCAATAGCGGCGACAACAATCACTGTCAGCGGTACCGTAAATTTCTCTGGCACAGCGCAGCGCATCACAGGCGACTTTAGCAATGGGACGCTTAATAACCTTGTTGCATTCCAGACAAGTACGGTGAATGGGGGTACAGCACTTTATGCGTTGCCTAATGGGTCTGGTTTTCAATCTCAATTGATTTTGGGAAGCAATCAGGATTCAACTAACTCGAATTATTTTGATTTTACTAACACATCAACATTGGGGCGCATTCGTTTAACTTTCACCGGAGCGGGTTCTTACTTACCTATGACGTTTGAAACGGGCGGCAGTGAGCGCATGCGGCTTGATACCAACGGTCAGCTTGGTCTTGGTGTAATTCCAAGTATATGGTTCACTGGTTATAAATCTGTTCAGGTCAACAGAGCCGCTGTAGCAAGCACATCTGGTGGTGGATCTATATTTGCTGACAACTACTACCTCGATGCAACTGGTAACCCGAAATCTAATGCTACGGGCGGTGCAACTTGGATGGTGATGGCTGGTGGCGGACTTCAGGTCTACGGCAAGACCACCACAACTGCTGGTGGAGCTATTTCCGCAGCAGGAAACATGATTAACGTCACCGCAGGGCAAACACTTGCTCTTGAGTTTGCTAATTCGACCGCTGGCACAGGCATCGCGTTCCCAGCAGCGCAAAGCGCAAGCACTGACCCCAACACGCTGGATGATTATGAGGAAGGTACTTGGACGCCAAATCAGGGTTCAGGACTCACTGTTGTTGGCTCGTTTATTAGCTCTGGCAGCTACACAAAAATCGGTAGGCAGGTAACTGTTACTGCATTTTTGCAAGGTACAACAAGCCTTGCTGTCGCTGCGGGTGGGACGATATGTACAAACCTCCCATTTACCTCTGGCAGCAGTGGAACATGGATGGGGTCTTACATGAATTCTGCGGGTACTGCAGGTGGGCAAATGTACACATCCAATGTATCGACAACCGCTTTTATTGTTCAAGCAATGACTGCTTCAGGCGGCATCATTTTCACCCTGACCTACTTCGTATGAAATACCTAGCCCTCTGCCTCGCTTTATCTGGCTGCGCCAGCGCGGAGGATATTGTGTTTCACAACCCCTATATCCATTGGGATAAGAGCCTTGACCGTCAGCCAAGCTGCTTTATTGCTGACGGCACCAAGCTGACAAAATGTTAAAGGCCAACACACCATGACTATCGTCGTTACTCAATTAGGAATGGATGCCAACCCCGGCGACCTCGATCTGCTGGAGATCATTGAGGAAGCCTACGAGCGCTGCGGCTCCGAGGCACGTGTTGGTTACGACTTCCGCACCGCGCGGCGCTCGCTCAACCTGCTGTTTGCAGATTGGGCTAACCGGGGCATTAACCTGTGGACACTGGACTCGGGCTCGATCCCGTTGGTGGCCGGCACTGCGCAGTACGCGTTCCCATCGGACACGGTAGACGTTCTGGACTGTGTGGTTCGTACTAATGATGGTGTCGTGGGGCTGCAAAACGACCGCCCGATAACGCGCATCAGCAACAGCCAGTACACGATAATCCCCAATAAGTTGAACCCCGGGCAGCCGCTGCAAGCGGTGATTACACGCGCGCCAACGGGACCGTCAATTACCATGTACCCTGTACCTAACTTGGGAACTTACAAGCTCGTGTATTGGCGCATGCGCCGCATGGCTTCACTCTCTGGTGGTACAGACGCGAGCGACATCCCTTTTCGCATGCTGCCGCCACTGGTGTCCGGGCTGGCGTACTACCTGTCGTTTAAGACCCCCGGCGGTATGGAGCGCATGCAGGCACTCAAATCGGTGTACGACGAGGATTGGACGCGCGCGGCTGAAGAAGATCGTGAGAAGGTGTCGATCCGGGCCGTTCCACGCATAGCAAGGGTGGTGTGATATGCCAGACATGTTTGCACGTGGACCCCGGGCACTTGGCATTTGCGACAAGTGCGGGTTCCGTTTCAAGCTCAACACGTTGCGCGAACCCAAAGTTATGGGTAAGGGTACGGGCTCGCTTGTGTGCCATTCATGTTTTGACGTTGACCATCCCCAAAATTTCCAAGGGCTGCGCCCTGTTTATGACCCGCAAGCTCTGCGCCGCACACGCCCCGATGTGGCAGAATCGCCGGTACCGCAGTACGTTCCACCGAAGATAGGATAGTGCGATGAACTACGCAGACCTCAAGACCGCCATACAGGACACCACGGCCAATTACGAAACCACGTTTGTTTCGCACATTGACCAGTTCATCACGATGACGGAAAAGCGGATTATCCAAGAGGCGCAACTGCCCTTGGAGCAGAACTCCGCAACGCTGGTAGCCACTATCGGTTCGACCAATCTGGACATCACTGCACTTACTACCTATATGTCCGTGGACAGCTTGGCGCTCAATATCGGCGGTGTCTATAAGTATCTGGACAACAAGGAAGAAGAATACTTGCGCGCTGCGTTCCCGGACATTACCGCAACCGGCCGCCCACGCTTGTACTGCGTGTACGACACCAAGACACTGAAGCTCGCCCCCACACCGGATCAGGCATACAGCATCGAGCTTCGCTATCTGAGCTATCCAACCGGACTTGTGGCCTCGCCCACCGGCACGTGGCTGAGTACCAATTTTGAGTTCGCGCTGTTGTACGGCGCGTTGCGCGATGCCGCGATCTATCTAAAAGAAGAACCGGATGTCGTGGCGATGTACGAGAACAAGTACACCGAGGCGCTTAACGAAGTCAAGCTGTTCGGCACCGCGCGCGCCAGCGTCGATAGCTACCGTTCACGGAGTACATAATGTCCAGTTCTTATTCGGCGCTTTTGCGCATCACACTCCCCAACACCGGTGAACTCTCGGGCACTTGGGGCAGTACCGTCAACGCGGAAATATCGACGTTCTTGGAAACGGCTATTGCCGGCCGCGCGGCTATCGCGATGTCGGACGCGGACTACACGCCCACGGCGTTGAACGGTGCTACAGACGAGGCACGCAATATGGTGTTGCGGTTCACCGGCACGCTGACTGCCGACCGCAATATCATCGTTCCGACCGCCTCCAAGCTATACATCGTTGACAACGCCACCACGGGCGGATTTAACTTAATCGTTAAAACGGCTTCAGGATCCGGATCAACAGTACCAAACGGCGAAGTAGTTCCTGTACGCTGCGATGGCACCAACGTGGTAGCTATGTTTTCCCCGCGTCTTAACGGGTTGCAGACAGCACTTACCAGTGTGACGGGAACCGACACTATCACGGCGGCAGTTACGCCCACGCTGACCTCTTATAAATTTGGGCAGGAATTCACGCTTATACCCACGGGGACCAATACCACAACAAGTGTCTCGTTGAATATCAACGGCCTTGGTGCGAAGTCAATTACGAAAGCCGGCTCAAACCCGTTGTCCATCGGCGACCTGATCACAGGCGCAGTCTACAAAGTCATCTATGACGGTGTGCGTTTCCAGTTGACCAGTATCTCCTTTGCTACGAATGCAACCAACGCGACCAATGCTACCAACGCCACGTTGGTCAGCGGGCTGGCTATTGGATACCGTGATGTCCCGCAATTAAGTCAAACCCCTGCAACGGCAATGGCGCTGGCAGATGCTGGCAAACATTATTTTGCATCTGCGGCTGGCACATGGACGATCCCCGCAAATGCCTCAGTTGCATTCCCAATCGGTACTGCCCTGACCTTTGTCAATACTACAGGGTCGAACTGCTCCATCGCGATCACCACCGACACGATGACGTTGGCGGGGACTTCTACATTTGGAACGCGCACACTGTCTGGAAATAGCGGTATGGCAACAGCACTGAAAGTCACTGCGACAAACTGGATTATTTCGGGGAGTGGTTTGACATGAGCGGCATTCAACAACTACTGCTGGCCGGAGCCACACGGATTCTGGTCAATATTACGGTGGGCGCTGGAAGCACCTACACAGCCAATACCGCTAAAGTTTCTGGGTATATCGCAGGAATTATGGATGTTACGTTCACTATTTCCGGCGCGCTGCAAGCAAATCCCGGAGACACTGCGGCGCTTATTGTTGATACCTCTTGGAATACTGGCGACACGGTAACCATCGTTAATAACGCAGGACTTTACGGGTTTGGCGGACATGGTGGTGTTGGTGCTAGCGGAGAGCGTAACGGCTCTATTACGGTCGCGGCAGCAGTAGGAGTTGCTGGTGGAGATGCCCTTAATGTGCAACGTAATGCAACCGTTGTAAATAACAGCGTCGTCTATGGTGGTGGCGGCGGTGGCGGTGGCGGTGGACTGGCAGGGCATGATACTGGCGCAGGATACTACACAGTCCAGTGCGGAAGCGGTGGCGGTGGCGGTGCAGGAAATAATGGGGGCGTTGTAGGTACTGGAGGTACTGGTGGCGCTGACGTAGCTTCTGGCGCACCCGGAACTATTGGAACAACATTGGGTGCAGGAAGTGGGGGCGCTGCGCTTACTTCTGGCCCCCCTCCTACTGGTGGTGCTGGCGGCAATGGCGGTACTTGGGGCACTAACGGAACAAGCGGCGCTAATGGCGTTATTTTTAGCGGTTTCGATTATGTTTCGACAGGGGCCGTGCGTGGTTTAGCAGGACGTGCAGTTATTGGAAAATCGTTTGTCAATGGTGGCGCTGGCGTTAGCGGAACTACAGCAGGAACACAAGTTTAAAGGATAGTATGCTCGACTACCTTCTCCGAATCCTTATTGCCATAGACCAACTTGCAAATGTTGTTGTATGCAATGGTGAACCAGATGAAACCATGTCGTCTGTTGCCTACCGCATGGAGCGTGACGGATATTTTTGGGGCTTTATGCGCCCTGTAATCGATTTCGTTTTCCGGCCGTTCCAAAAAGATCACTGCCGCCTAGCGTACGAATCTGAAAAACTACGCTTGCAATTACCCGAGGATCTTAAAAAATGACACCGCCAGACGAATCAGGATTCAACCTTTGGGGTATCGCCACATCCGCGATTGGAG